CCTTTACCATCTTTTGATTTGGATCCTTTGAACCACTGACGAAGGTTACCACCTTCATGGACTACTTGTTCTCCCATACCACCACCGTTACCGCCACCACCGTTACCGGCACCATTACCATTGCCACCGTTACCGGCACCATTACCATTGCCACCGTTACCATTGCCATTGCCATTACCATTACCTTTTTTATTGGTATCGGTATCTGGTTCAAGCATACCCCTTCCACCCACATGATATCCCATGGGAATTTTTTTACATTTCTTACTAGTAAAACAGTAATACTGTCCAGCTGGACATTTTTTCATAAGAAAATAATAGTCTTAATATTATTTAGCAATCACTAATTGCAGAGTTGACGATAGATCCTGCTTCAGATCCAACATTCTGTCCTAACAAAGACATCCACCCAGCTGCTAACCATCCAACATATGGGATGCCAATCACAGCAGGAACACCAACTCCAGCAGCAATACTACTTCCCGCCATTGCACCTTGACTCCGTGCTCCAGCGTCCGCCACGATACACTCTATGTCTTTTGCAGACTTTCCCTCGCCGTCTACAGCACCTCCTAGATTCCTAGTGCCATCCATAGTGTATTGATCTTTGCGCCACTCCCGACGACTTTCATTACCACCACCAAATAATCCTCTCTTAGTTTTATCTAATGATAAGGATTTTTGTGACTCAAGAATAGCAGGATCGTTTGCTCTATATTCTATACTGTAACCTTCTTTACCTGCCTCTACCTTATATGATGAGTAATCACCTGCAGGAAAATTAATGATAGGTGGTTGAACGTGATCTTTTCTCGATATTAAATGCCCTAGAACACCAATGTGAGCAATACCAACTATCGCTCCTAACCCTATTCCCAGATATTTTAAAGTTTTCATAATACACCTAGGATTAGAATAATCAATATGTATTTAGTAATCCAATTCTTTAATTGTCTTGAATTCTTTCAGTTTGAAATCTTTTTATATTATCACGTATTCTTTGAATTGTATTATTATCCATTAATTGCGTATATTCTTTTGAAGCATGAACCATTTGATCAATACTAGGTCCATCACCTTGACTATTGGATAATGAAAGTTTTAAAACTGGATATATGTTTGAAAATCTAAATTTTGCCTCACCTGGTTCAGCAGGTGTTTGATAATCTTGAGTTAAATCATCATCATCTTCATTCTTAAACAGATATGGAATATAATTATCAACACCACTCCCAGTAGAGTTTGTAGGTGCTGCTTCTCGAATAAACTCCTTAAATGTTTTCATGCGTTCAATGCAGTGTAGATTACACTAAAGGTTGTTAAACCGGCAGATGAAGGATACGCCAAAAGTCTTAGTTGTCCTCCACTCAAGTCAGCAGAGAAAGTAGCAATTCCTGATGGAACTTGAAGTGTTCCATATTCCGTTACATATGCTGATGAACCATCATGCATTGCCTTAACGATAGTAGAATTAAAACTACTTGATTGAGTTGCTTGCACATTAAACTCAACAGATTGATATTTTGGCGCAGAAAGAGATATAATCGCAGTCTCATTTGTAGTGGCAGTTGTCGTCACTCCAGAGCGAACGATACCTCCCGTCATATCTAAGTTTGTTTTTGTTAAGGCACCTACGATGTATGGCATTTTATGTTGCTGTCTCTAAGATACTTAAAATACACTTAAGTGTGCTGTTTGCACTTGCAGTAATTTTTACTGCATCACTTGTTTCTAAAACTAATTTTCCACTTAACGGAACAAATGCATCATTAGTAGGAACGTTCGCTCCTTTTATGATTTCTGTATCAGTTCCTGATCTTGCATGTTTCATTGTAACAGTAGCGTCGGCACTACCAACATTTGCTACATGTGCATACAGAAGAATAGCAGTATAACCTGTCGGTGCAGTGTACATTGTCTGCTCTGAATCAGTTAGTGCTAAAGTAACTGTTTGAAATCTATTAAGTGCTAATTGTGCCATATTAACTCAGTGCTAAAATAAACGGTGTCATTTCTGTAAACAAACTTCTGGAGAATGCTCTACCACTAATTGTACCGGTGTTTTGGTTTATTTGTAAGTCATCACCTATTCTGAAGTTACCAGACTGATCAGTGCTGGTATAAACGACGTTTCCCCCGTTTGTTTTAGTAACTTCATTTGCTTGAATAGTAACACCACCACGTTTTGGAGTTGCCTCTGTAATAGTGTTACCGGCACCGATATATTCAAAAGTATGTGAACTAGCAATAATTTTGCTTTGCTGGAAGAAATGAACCGATGTTCCTACGCCAACTGAGTGAAGTAGGTTTTCTTCAAGGGTTAATGTAGTAATTCCAGATACTATTGGTGTGCTACTATTTATTGTATAGTAAATAGGTGTCATTGTAGCAGTGGCAGATGCGCCATTACTACCGACATCAGGATCACTAATTGTTATCGTTGGTGTTGTTTGATATTGAGATCCACTACTAATGATAGTGATTGAAGCCACACTTTCACCCTCTAAGGTGGCAAATGCTGTTGCAGTTTCACCGCTTACACCTGTAGGATCTGCAACTGTAACTGTTGGAGTAGATGTATATCCTGTTCCTCCAGATCCAACTGTGATTGATTCGACAGATTTAAATAGTTCTCCAAAGAACGCAATTTGTCCATCATATGGACGTGTGGTTGTAGTGCCTACGTTAATGGTAACATTATCTTGAGCAGCATCTGCTGATGCAGTACAAGTTCCAATAAACTGAAGATTTCCTTTTCCGTCAGCAACTAAACCATTTGTACCAAAACTGCAATTACTATTTGCAACGTCTGCTTGTCCACCTGCATGACATTGGATAGCAACATTACAGCATATAGTGAAGACTGAGACTAATTGAGCATATCCTTCATTAGTTACAGCAACTCCGACGCCACCCTGGTTATATTGCGTAAAAGCGTCAACATTCATTGACTTTGTGTTTACTGCTTTACTACCATCAACTCTGATACCAGTTCCAGTTGTAGTGTCACTAGTGCAATTTTGAACATATGGACCCTTCCACTTACCACCACCCACATTAGTTGCACCATTAGTTGGGAATGCAACCGCAGCAGCGGGTGCTAGATGTCCAGAGAATGTCATGTTTTGCAACTTACATCCTTTGTTGACATGAAATATGTCAGAAGTTGTATTATTAGGTAAAATCTTACAAGTTCTTAAATCATCACCAACTACCGCACTGAAAGCTGGTAGTTCAATAGGATTATCTTCAACATAGTTACCAGACATAACTTTGATAACTGAACCAGATGATGCTACAGAAACTGCACCCTTAATGGTAAGTTTTGCGTTATCAATAGATGTTCCGTTATTATCATCATTTCCATCTTTGGCGACATAGAAAACATTTGGTGCTGAGTTAATACCGGTAGCACCAGTGTTAATAGTAACGTTATCACCAATAGTGACGCTGGAATTTGTAATTGTAACAAGTCCAACGTTGATAGTATTATTGTCACCGTCAATAGTGACAGATGCTCTACCAACTGTAAGAAGTCCTACAACTCTAGCGTTACCATCAACAAATAATGCCGTATTTCCTATACCACCTATAGTTGTTGTGCCAGACGTTCCAACAATAGTTGCAATACCACTAGTGATATTCAAACCATTATTAAGTATCTGAATACCCTGCTGTGCAGTAATAATACCAATAGCATCAATATGTTTTACATCTTGATATACTAAAGTTCCACCTACAGAAACATTGCCTGAGAATGTTGCAGCAATACCTGTAATAAAATTAGTATTAACAGCAGCAGCAGTAATAATACCTGAGGTATTAATATTTGTATCGGTTCCAACACCAGCGTTACCACCACCACCACCGAGAGCAGTACTTGCAATTCCAACCCACTTAGATGTTTCTGAGTTGTAAATTAAAAGTTTATTATTTCCTGTTGTTTGATCGAAACTAACATCATCAAGATCTTTAATAAATCCAGCGCCACCTCCGCCAATGGAAGAGAGTTGTGTTTGGATTCTATTGATAAAGATCTGATAGTGCTCTTTTAAATCTTTAAAAGTAGCGAACTTTTGATCAACAGGTGTAAGTGGATCTTGAACAAAACCTACATTTTGAGGTTTATCATGAGGTTCTTCAAGAGCAACTTCATTTAGTTGTTGCAATTCCTCATTTAAATCTTTTTGCTCATTCTTAATAGATTGAACAAGAGAACGAAGACTTATAATATCTTCTTTAATATAACGAATATCATCATCATAATATTTTACTTCGGGAAGTTTTGTTACTTCTTCTTTTAATTCATTAAAATAACTAAGAAGCAGTTCATCAGTTTTAATATTGTCAACATTATACTCATCTAGTTTACTTTCAATTTGAGTCTTTAATTGATCATATTCTCCTTTGATTTGTTTCTTTAATTTTCTATCATCATCTTTCGATTCTTTTTGGATCTCCCAAACTTTAAGAGAAAACTTACTAAGTTGTTTCCAAATCTTTTCTTTTTGATCTAAAAATTCCTCAGAAATTTTATTATTTTCATTTTTTAAATCTGTTTTTTGTTCAAAATATTTTTTCTCAATATCTTCTTCAAAAAATTTAAAATCAATATTTATTTTTTCTGCTAAAGTATTGATGGTATCATTTACTTTTATAAAATCTTCATCAATAACACTAAATGTTTTACCAATCCAAGTAAAGTCGGGTACTTCATTTATTTCATTTACCCACTTAGGAAATGTAGGAATAGATTCTCTTACTTTCTCAATATCTTCTTTTATTGAGAGTAAATCATCTTCATAGTACTTTGGTTCAGGAAGATTGGATACTTCTTGAATTACAGAGTCTATTCTGTCTTCAATATTTTGAACTTGTTCATCATAATATTTTACCTCTGGTAATTCTTCAAGTTTGTTAGAGATAAAATTTCTTACTTGATCAATCTGCTCACATACTGCTTCAAGTTCATCATCATAATATTTTACTTCAGGAACTACAGATATTTTTTCCCTTAACTGATCAATTATTTCGCAAATTGTTTCAAGTTGATCATCATAATACTTTACTTCAGGAATTTCGGGAATATCCTTCCTTACATCATTAATTAAATGTAAAATTTCTGTAAGATCAACAGTAGATTCCACAACTTCTGGTTCTACTGTTTCTTCTATTTGTTCTTGTTTTTCTTCTTCTTCAACTTCAATATAATCTTCTACAGAGGGAAGTCCCTCTTCATTCATGAGATAGTCATCTAGTGACGGCAAATTTTTATCTTCAGCCTGCGCCATTAAAATATTAGTAAATAACCTCGGGTTTTCTCACCCTACAGTTTATTTATCTTGTTCTTTATTCTGCTTTAATAATTTTGCTAAATCTGCTGTAGATCCAACAAACAGTGCGTTCGTGACATTGGTAGGAGAAGATTTCTTTGTATCTTCCTCGACATCTTTAAGTTTTTTCTGTAAGTCAAGTAATTTATCAGTAGCGTCAGCAACACTTTTAATAAGTTGTCCCGCAACTTCATATGCTCTTGCCTGTTCTGTTTCTTGAGCTAATTCTAAAACACCATTTACTGCTTCTTGCCCCTTTTCAATTAATGAATACAAGTTTCCTCTTGTATATTCATAATCTTTTCTAGTATCTGTTTTTAAAGATTCAATCTCTTTATGTACAGGTTTAATTGGTTCGCTAGAGACTATTTCGCTTGATACATCAAAAGTTTCGTTGAGACTATCAAAACTCATGATAAACTCCCATCAAATCCAAAGTCATCACCAACTTCAATTAGAGCGTTATCGGCAACAGTTATTAGATTAATTGCAGTTCCTCCAACATGTGAAGAGGTAATAGTATTGTCTTGTCCTCTCTTTGTAAAGAGTGTGTTTCCCTCTTTTCTATCAACATAAATCGACTCATTGCCAATAACAATATAAACGTTTTCTGATATTGCAGAAGAGTCATTTACTTGTATGATATTTGACGAAGTTCCAACGTCCTCTGCCAGATTGGTAACAATATTATCGGCATAACTCTTTGTTGCTCTTGGAGCAACGGTATATGTAAGATCTCTTGTGGGAGTAGCAGAGTCGTCTTGAACATATCCAACACGTACCTTTTTGATAAGATCTCTGGAAGCCTTTGTTGTATCTCCAACAGGACCGAAAAGGTAAGTTTTAGCAGTAAATCTTATTGTATAGAGTAAAGATCTTCTACTACTATAATTACCTTCATAATCATCTTGCATAGAAAGATTTTCAATTATGACAGGAATATCTCTTTTCTCTCCTATTGTGTCTACTAAATTAACAGAAAGAGTATACGCTGGTTGGAAATATGGTAAAATTTGTTCAACAATTTGAAGCATATCATCATTCAATTTAGTGAAGATTGATAACTCAAAAGACATATTATATGGAACAGGCATGTAGGATTTTCTAATTGCAGTTGCAATTCCTACTGTTTGAGATTTAAATGTTTGAGTTGTAGTTACTTTTCTTGTTCCGTCGTATTGAAGTCCAGTAAACTCAAATGACATTCTAGGCAATGTAATTGCCGTTGGTTTATTGAGATCGGGTGATTGCTCAAGTCTTGCAAGAAATTTTTGGGTAGGACCGTATGACAAAGGAACTTTGATCAATTCATCAACGTTTCCATCAGAATCCAAGTGTTTGATATCAATTCCATTAAAAAGACTTCCAAATGAAATAATTGTCCTTCTCAGAATCTCATGGTAAAAGTATTCAAACATACTTATCCTGAACTATTAGTTTTATTTATGTTAAGGACTGCCAAAGGGATTAGATTCAGAGAAATCAATAATTCCATCTGCTTCTATTTCAATATTATCATTGTCAGTAAAAGCATCGATAATATCATCAGTATTGATTGTAAGGACAGCTCTACTTGCACCACTAGCAGATCCTACTAATGTTTCTCCAACACTAAATGATCCAGAGATAATCTTCAATTCTAGAGTATTTGTTGTAGAATCCCAAGAATTAACATGTGCAGTTGTTCCGCTTACAGATCCAGTAATTACTTCATTGTAATCATATGATCCAGTTCCAACACCTGTTGGAGATCCAACAGTGATTGTTGGAGGAATAACATATTTTGCACCACCATCAATTAATCTTATCTCTGTAACAATACCAGCATTTATGGCAGACAAACCTCTTGCGGTATGAACTCCAGCTATCAATTCAACATAATTTTTCTCTGAAGGATCATTAGATATTGTTACAGTAGGAGGTGTTAAATATCCACCTCCACCATTTTGAATTAAAATTCCAGTAACAATTCCACATTGATCTATACCAAATTCGAATGATGTTGTAGCAATTCCTACACTTGTTGAATCTTCTGAAAGGAATATAGTTCCAACACCAATGGAAGAAACATACGTTGTTGTAGAAATAAAGTTGTTGGAAACAATATGATCATCATGATGGAAGGTAAGACGAACTCTATCTCCGACAATAACACCAACGGTTGATATACCAGTAATTTGATTTGATTCGGTAGATATAGTACCAACTGTCTTGACAGAATCAAATCTCATGGTAGCAATACCAGTCGCTATAAATTCAGTATTAATTCCTGCAGATGCTGCAATTGTAACATTTGGTACAGAATTAATATATCCAAATCCACTGTTACCAATACTTATTGAACTTACTGTTCCAGCAACAGAGACTGCAACAGTTGCTGTAGCAGTCTCTGGAGATGGTGATGTAAAGTTTATGACTGGTGTAACAGTATAACCAATACCAATGGTAGCACCACTACCAACAGCCCATGGATCTGAAGGATTGAAAGAAAGTCCTGTTACAATACCTGTAATAGGATTAATAGTTGCGATACCAACAGCAGTTTGATGTGGAGAGACAGTTCCTGTTCCTAACCCAATGGAAACACTCAGAGAAGACGTGTATGCCCTTCCAGTGGTGCTAAACGCTAATGTAGAGGGGTTTAGTGATGATCCTGCTATTCCAATGGTTGCAGCGGCTATACTAACAGATGGAGCAGAGATTGATACAGTAGGTGGAGATGTATAAAATCTACCACCATCCGTTAAAGCAAGAGTTGCGACATTTCCCCCAGTTGTTTCAAAGTCACTAATAGTTGCAACTGCAGTTGCCACATCTGAAGATCCAGTTGGTTCGGAAAATGTTACTGTTGGTACAGTCTTATAGAATACTCCACCAGTAGTACCTCCAGGGAATAAGAAAGCAGACGCACCAATGCTAATAGGGGCAGAGGCAATACTTACACCATTTCCTACAATTGGTGTGTCGAGTACTGCAGTAGCGGCTGCTCCGACATGTTTTGGTGTTGAGTATGTAACAAGTGGAGCACTGGTGTAACCAGATCCACCTTCAGAAATAGTGCTAACTCCTACGACACCATCTGCAATAATAGTAGTTGCAGCTGCTCCAACACCTTTATCCGCTACAAATGCAACACCTGGTGCTACAGTATATCCTCGTCCAGAATTTCTTAATTGAACTCCTTGTATTTTATCTCCGACTTGAGTCCCATCACAAGCATTTAAACCACTTATCATGGTTGAAATACCAATCGCATTTAACCCACCAGAAGGTGCTGAGGAAATAGCAACTCTAGGTGCAACAGTGTATTTCTCACCTCTATTCGTTAGAGATATGAGTCTTATTCCACCATTTACAATTCCTGCAATTGCAGAAGTTGTAACAGCAGATCCCACCATAGTCAAGGTAATATTATATCCTTGATCTTGAATATTATTATCTATCTCTTCAATATCAGTATCAATAACTTCATTTTCATAGCGGAACAACTCACATGTCAATTCATAAACATAATTTTTTTGTAATTGATAGAACGGTTTTTCATGCTCAACAAACTTAATTTCAAATAGTCTATCACCAAGTGGAAAATATATTAAATCACCCTCTTTTGGGCGAGTTGCAAGTTCAATATTTGGTAAATTTTCGATCAAAGGTGTAATATATGAACTATATCTCTCTTGAGAAATAATTAACTTAATTTCATTTGTTGCTTGTACTCCAAATTTAGATAATAAAACAGTATTTTCCCCATATCCATCAAAATTATCGACATATGCCTCAATAGGGTATGAATTATTAAACTCTGAAGTTATTACTTCTCTAATTATTTTATTTTTAGTTACATATTGTCTAGGAAGATAATATACCTCAACACCATACATCTTCAACTGTTCGTTGATCAAGTCTTGAATAAGACTTTGCTCTCCTTGAGAACCTTGTAAGAAAAAAGGATTAAGTACCATTATCCGATCATGTCAAGGGGAGGAAGTTCATATGTATTAGACATTTTTTCAGCGATTTTATCAAGATCTGCTTGTCCATCCTCATATATTTGTCTTCCATTGAGTTCTATACCACCAGGAAGTTTGACACCTTGAAATTTCATAAGATTTTGTCCCCATTGACGTTTAATCAATGCTGTCAAATACGGTTTTAAGAAAGAATCATTATATACTCTTGAATAATCATTTGGATCAACCGTTCTAAAACAATCTACAATAATATATTCTCCAACAGATACGGTGCTCCAATCAATATCAAGATATAATCTATCTTGTCTTTGATTAAATCTAATTTGCTTATGAGTATTCAACAAAAAGTCCAGATCTTCGAGATATGTCTTAGTCATTGCATACGACAATAACTCTATGTTTCCATAAAAATATACATCATTCAAAAACATTTGATATTTTACACTGAACATTCCACCGCTAAGAGAATTTCCACCATCAAATCTAAAAATTTTATTAATTCCAATGACTGAAGGTGGAACTTGAATATAATTACTGTTTTCTAAGTATGAAAATGTAGTTTCTGCACCATCAATCGTTGCTGTAGCAGTAGTAGTTACAATTCCTGCTTGAGTGACAGAAGGAGATGGACTTTTACCTCTGTTAATATCATCTTGAGTTATTTTATATTTTAATAATACTTGCCCTACACCATCAAAGTGTCTTTCATGAAAATATTGCACCGCATCATCAACTAAGTCCTCAACTTGCTCTTCAGCAACGTTAATTTCAAGGACTGGAGCACCTAACTTTCGTTTACAGTAGTCTACTAACTCCGCTCTAGTTGATGGTTGCATTTATCTTTTTACCTATTTATGGATCTGTAGCGATGCCTGCATTAACTAATACATTACCATTGGCAATATTATATACAGTGCTTCCAGAACTTACTAAAACATCATAAACATATCTACCTGGTTTAATCCTTCTTGTTTGAGTAGAGTTCAAAGATAATTCCATAACACCACCAGCTGCACTTGTAAATCCAACAGTAAATTCCTGTGTTACTCCAAGAGTGGCACCAACTGCAACACTTTTTGATATTGCAGCTTTTCCTGTCCAATTACCACCACCAGATCCTGTGTCAAATCTGAATGCAGATCCATCGGGGTTAATAACTGTAAATTTATCAATAAAAGTTGCTCCTCCGTAAATGTTTAAATTTACTGCGTATGGAGCTCCAGATGCTACATCAAATGTTACGTTCTGATTAGCCATTAGTAGGTATACCTATCATAGATAGTGTCTCTTGTTGTTTGTAATAAAGTTTGCAAAAAGATTTTGCAATATTTTTTAATTCATCGCGATCATCACAATCGTCAATCTCTGCCGCTACTTTTATATATTCAAAACTTTTTGAAAGGTTGCTGAGTTCAATTTTATCGGGATCCATAAAGTACCTCCTTGAGAAGTGATTTGATTTCACTAATTTCATTGTGCATGTTGGCAAGATCTTGCTCAACATTGTCCATTCTAATACTCTCTTTGTCTTTAACACTCCTGTTCATCATATAATAAGAATATCCGGATTTATCATTGTTAATGATAGCTCCGGTATCACTGTTTCTGAGGAGGTTGTTATGTCCTTCGACTTTTAAATTTTTCATTATGCAAGTGCTATCACTCTAAGATTTCTAATTTTGGGGGGATTAGCTTGATTGGTTGATGTAAGAAGAAGTTTAATTCTATAAGATTTGAATGAAGGAAGTTCATCAATAGTAAATGAATGCTCTCTGAAATCTTCAATTGGAGCAACAAATGTATCAGATAATCCATCACTGTTTGAGATGTCAATAATTTGCCCTCTTTCATCAATATTATTGAATCCAGGGAAAGGTTCATAAATTGGATTAAAGTTTTGATGATCAGAAATTGCAAAAAATCCTCTGACATCAGCATCTCTATCCTTATAAACCTCTACAATTACTTTAAGAGATGATGCAGGATTTTCTAAAGAAATTTCTTTAGAAAGATATTGGAAACCAGTAGGATCAGTTTCAATACCATTTACTCTGTTATCTGTAGCGTAATTACTGATAACACTGTCTACACGATTTGATGTGTAGATCATACTTATTCTCTGAGTATCAATAATAGGTGAAACTCTCGAATCAGTAGTTCCAAAATTAAGTCGTAAAGTCATAGACTTATTACCAGGCAATGTTGACAATTTAGCGTCTTCATTTACCTTAGATGCAATAATTCTTGGTGTAGAGAAATAATTAGATCTGGAGACAGATATTGGTTCAAAACCTTGATCAATATATGGAATTTCATTTCCACTCATCGAAGAACCTGAAATAGTTCTTACTTCAGCATCAATGTTTGTTCCTCTTACCGTGACATGTTGAATTTGAGGTGTTAGAATTTCAAAAGGAACATTCTGAGTTGCCTTGATACTAGATCCTCCTGTAGACTTTGATTCTCCCATATAAAGAATTGGGAAACTTTCACCTGTAGAACGTCCAATTCCACTCTCACCCATATTTAATTTTACTTTGTAAGAATCAAACGTGCGTGGACTGGAAGCACTAACATCATTCAAGTTGTGTATCTTATTGATTCTTCTTAAAGACACTTCACCCAATTCATATTTAAATACTTGAGTTCCTGTTAGATAATCTTTGGCAGTTGTGCTATCGATACCTCTTTCAGTGATTGTGATCGTTGTTCCTGATGCAGACTCATAAGAAACAATTTCTTCACCAATTTTGAGGTAACCAAGATTAGTTGTTCCAACACCAACATTTTCAAAAGTGTCAAAACCTGTAGTTGCATTGACAGTAATTGGAGATGTTGATGATGCAGTCAATCCAGCGGTTAGTTTGACAGGAAGAATATCTGATTGAACATCAGATAATTTAACTCTGTTGTCGCTGAAGTTCATACCATGATTCTTATGATTCACTGTAAAGTGAATACCATCTGTCACAATATCATTAATACCGTCAATTAGAACATTTCCACCTTGAGCAGCATTTAAGTCTGTTGTAATTCCAGAATTATTCAAGAACTGAACTGTATTACCAACTCCAGTTATAAAGTCACCTTGTACATTTTCTAATATAAGTTCATTAGTGTTTGCAATAGAAACAAGAGATAATCTCAGATTTCTTCCTAAATCTCTATTTCCAATTGTTGAAATACCTAGAACATCACCAACTACATAACCTTGCCCACCACTAGAAGCAACATATTCGGATATAGTCGCTCCAACTGCAATTCCATTGTCGATAGTTATGTCCGCCTTAGCATTTCTACCATTGCTTGTAATATTGACTAACTGTACTCCAGTATATTCAAGGTATCCGGAAGATGGAGTAAATCCGATACCAGAATTTATAATATTAAGTGTTCCCGTTGCAATACCTGCCTCACCTACAAAATCTCCAGAAGCATTACTACCATGCTGGACAATTGTATTTCCAAGAGTCAGATCTGTGTCTTGAAGTGTAGATCCGATACCAATACGTAACGATCTAGATGCAAGACTTATAGAGTTAGGAACCAGTTTGGCAATTTGATTATTACCTCTGCTGAGTTCAGGACTATAAACTTCAATTGATCCACTTTCAACAAAATCTGCTCTGTAAAGTGTGAACTTTAGATCTTCCCACTGACTTGGTTCCCAAACAGATCCATTTTGTGATTTATAAAGGGATCCAAGATAAGGTTGATTTGAGACGAATATTTGAGAAATTAAATCATTCTCACCAACTCTTGATATGAAGACTCTATATCTTGCTGATGCAGATCTCATTACCATGGCATATTCAATACCAGGTTCTAGATAAACAGGAGCTTTTAAAGTAAATGTAGTTGCGACTGAACCATCAGTGCTTACACTTATTTGATTTGCTGGTAGTATTACTTGAGAAAGAGGTAGAATATTAGTTGTAGGGATTCCATTTTCAACCGTTCTTAATTCCCAAATAACAGGTATACCAAGATTATCAACTTGTTCAAAGAACACATCACACTTAGTAATGAAGATACCAGTATCATCTTCTACAACAAATGTTTGAGCTAGAGGATCTCCTCTGTTTATATTTTCTGTGAATGTTCTTGATTGCTCTGTTACTACCTCAGTATTAATTACTTGAGTAGCAATAGTTTCATTTTGTCTTCTAATATCTCTCTGTTCATTAATATTTTGAGACTGAACATTGGCATTTCTTACAGAAACAATATTTTCTTGAACAGTTTCAATAACTCCACTAATTAAGAAAGTAGATGTTGCACGAGTTGATGCACTAAAGAGATTGTTATTTACATCATCTATAAATGTAAGAACTTTTGTTCCTACTTCAAATCTAGGATTAGTTGCAATATTAGGATCTGGAATGAAGAAACTTCCAATCAAAGATGAAGTAAAATCAGCGATCAATCTAACTTGGGTTATGGTAGCTTGAGCACCACTTGTTTCACCAACAAGAATCATTTCGGGAGCAACATGTCCAATAAATGAACCTTGAGGTTGATCACATAGAGAGAATGTGTCTATATTCAGAACTGTAGATGTTGAAGAATAACCGCTTGACAGTGCTTGAGACGAATTATATGGATTGATAGTAAAAACTTCTGTAGCATTATTAAATACACCAGACTTGTGATTTGCCTGTGCCACTCTAAAAGATATTTCCGCGTCAGTGCTATCTTGAATAGCAGTATTACCGACAGGACGCATTCTTCCTGTCACAGTTTCTCCAACTTGGAAAGTTCCAGAAATCATACCAATTTCCAAAAGTTTTGGAATGCAGAAATCACTTACAGCAACACCATCAAAGAATCCATAAACTTGTGTGTAAGGCCTTAAAGAACTAATATTAAATTCAATATTTCTGGATCTAGCAAATGAGATTAAATCTCTACTAATT